CAGCATACTCACCTTTTACTCTTTTACGTCTATTTAACTCTGATAATACTAAAAACTGAGGTGCAGAACCACTAGGTTGTTGCATTTCTTTTATTAACTGATCTTCTGAAAAATTCTTTAAATCATCTTGTATTTGTATAACATTCATCATGCGCCTGTTATTCCTCTATATAAACCAAGCCCAGCAATACCCGTTCCTAATAAATCTTTTATAGGATCATATTGTTGAAATTTAGTTGTCTCTGTTGATGGTTGAACTGGCACTCCACGAAGTATCGAGGATAAAAATGTTAAATCTTCTCTAGGCATATCTCTTTGTCTAATGAAATCTTCGTATGCTATGTCTAATCCTGCTTGTTCTCTTGCCTGTCTATCTTTTGCTATCTTTTCTAATAATTGTGCAGACTCAATATCTCCTGCTCTAGCTTTTTCTCCTAATGCAGCTAATTGCGCTGACTGACCTGACAAGCTCTCTGCCGCAGATAAACCTTGTCTTTCTGCTGCTAATTGTGCTTCTCTATCTCTTTGAAACTGCTGTTGTGCTTGTTCAAATGCTTTTTGTTGACCAACCGCTTGTATTTCTGCAAGCTTATCTTGTAACCCTTGACCTGCAATACCTTGCTGAACGGCAGCTCTTGATCCACCAAATGCACCTGCTTTTACAGCAGCCGCATCTCTTCCAGCCTGACCTCTTTGAAAATCTAAAATTGCCTGTTGTTTTTGTACATCAAGAACATTTTGCAAATAAGGAGACATATATTTTTGAGCTTGATCTGAGTCAAAATCTTGTGACTGAAAACCTATGCCTTGTAATGCTCTATTCATTCCAGCTGTAGTTCCTGCCGATGCCTGTGTAAGTCCGGGTATACCTCCCTCTGCTACAGATCTAGCTATCTGTCTTGATCTTGCAGTATCTTCATTTTCATCAGCTAGTCTTTGTCCCTTATATGGTGTATATTCTCTTTTAGACTCAGCCTCAGCTCTTTTTATCATGTCTATAGCATAAGGTTCAAAATATTTAGGCAGTGAACTTTGTACTATATTTTGTTCTGTTGGTTGCGATGGCGCTCTTGATCTTCCTTTACCCATTATCTATCTCCATACGATAAGCTATATACTCCGGTTTCCAATTGTATTTTTTTAATATTTTCATCCATGCTTTTCTGCCATATCCTTCTAAATGACTGCATCCACAATCATTAGCAAAACTAATTAATCTATTCATAACAATAGGCAACCACTCAGTCATTCTTCTTCCACCTACCCAATCCATAGCCATAGCTTTTCTATTTGGGTATTCTATTATTCTTGTTGTTATAGCTGCTATCACTTTTTCATCTCTCTTATTATCTATTACTAACCAAAGATTATAATATCCTTTCGTTAAATCTTCATAAATATCATCTATATGATACTTACCTTTGCTTGTCTCTATGGCTTTATTTAACATTCCGCTAACATCAGCCCAAACTATATCTACGGCCTCACGAGGCACTGCTGTGCATATCATGCAGGCAACATCATCTCATCTGGAATATCAGGTGGTTGAGTTTTGCCTCCAGTTCTAAGTTCTCTCACCCTATCCATCATTTCCTCTAGTTTATTTGCACCTGCGTCAGACGAGCCGTTACCTATGCCGCTTACTACATCAGCAGGAACCACAAACTCACCGTCACTTAAAAGCACATCTTGATCACCTTCTAAGTTTGCAGGGATCATGTCATCCATTCCATCTCCTGCTCCCTTCACCATTCCATCACCTTCACTAGGTACTTGAGGTATTTCTCCAGATTGAACTTTCTGTATTAAGTCTTGTAGTGCATCTTGACCAAATTCTTGTACAAATTGTGCTAATATTACTCTTTGTTGACTAGGCTCTATAATTTCACCCTGAAGAACATCTATCGCGCTACTAATTAACTCTTTATCATTCATGCCTGTTTTAGTCATTCCGCCAATACCAGCATCCATTGGCATAATATCAGCTTCTAAATCGCCACCTTCAGCATAATTTTTAGGTATTCTGTAATCAAATTCACCTAATTTACCGGCATCATATCCCATTTCTGGAAATATAGATGTGTTTTTAATAGGCATGCCTCTTGGCATTTCCTTGTCTTCTTCTTCTTTTTTTCTATATTGTGGTGGCATCATTGCATCAGCTGCTAAACCACCTATGCCTGCACCGATAGCTTCAGGTCTTGTTAATTGGGACATAAAACCAGCACCTACACCAGATGTTGCGGGGCCTCCAGTAGCGGCAACTAAATCAGCATAACTTCCAACATCTTTTGGTATAAATTTAGTTGCTCCTCCAGCAAGCTCTCCAGCTCCAAGAGTAGGGTCTACACCACCTATTGCTGCTGAACCTCCACTTAGTTTTCCACCTAAAAACCCACCAAGTCCGCCTAGTGCAGCACCTCTTAAAGCATCTTCTGTGTCACCACCTTGCAATAATGAGCCTAATCCACCACCTATTGCACTTGCAACCATCGGGCTTATTGATAAACCAAGACCTGCTGGGCCTAGTATTGCTGGAGCCGCTAAACTCAGTATTGCTGATAACATTTTATTCTCCTACCGCTTTCATTCTTTTAACTAATCTTTCTGCTCTATTTGTTACTTGTGTATACCACTTGCTTGATTTCATCTCTTCGCTTGCACCAGACCAGTTCTTTTTTTCTATATTTGCTTTTAGTTTACGAAATTTACTCATTCTTGTGAACCCCATATTAAACATCATGTTGCATAAAATATGTTGCACCTCTTCTGGTAAATCATCAAAACCTTTAACCCATCTTTGGCAATCAGACATACAAAGAGCAATATCCTCTGCAAACACAGTGTTTACTCTTCTTCTAGAAACAGGTGTATCTACAGCAAATCCGTGTTCTACGTCTGTTTTTTTTACCAAATGCCCAATCCCAAAGGTTAAGTATCCAAGATGATCTTTGTATATCTTCATGACGCATCCCTCGTCTGCGGCAATCTCTTCCCTCAAAACATCTATATTCATATTTTTGCCTCCTTGCTAAATATTCTGCTACATAAACCCAAAACATTATGTTTTCTTCTTTTTCTTTGCTTTACTAGGTATCAGTCCTTTGTTCACAGCTCTTGCTCTTTCGCTAAAACCTAGTTTTTGTTTCTTTGCTAGTTTTCTTCTTATTGTATGTAATCTTGCTACCATATTAAAACTTTACGTAAACTTTTTCTTTACTGTCATTTTTGCTCTTGCAAAATTTTTAGCAGTGGGAGCGCCCTTTGATCCTTTTTTCTTCATCTTTTCACCACTGCCTGCTTTTATTCTTTTTCTTTTGTTGTGTATATTTTTATATAAACTCATAACATGTATCCTTAAATGCCTAAATAAATCCTGCGTTATTTTGTTAAACCCTTTTGCTTTTCATATGTCCTAAGTCCTCCGATTCCGAGCATACCACCGAGGACAGTTAAAAGTGTACCCATATCAAAACTTGGCAGCTCTGGTATTGTCACACCAGTCATTGCACAGCCAAATATTATTAAATCTTTTAAAATAAAATGATATAGAAAAGCAATTGCACATGTCCAGCCAACTGCTGGTCTCCAGCCGCCCTTAAACAGAGAGCCAGATTGAGCTTCTGCTTTATTTAATTCTATTTGAGCGAGTGCAAGTTGTTGAGCATGTTTCTCTGCCATCGTGCTTAACTCAAAAGCAATCTTATTCTTAGTGTCTTTATCTTCTATGAATTTTCCTAACAGCTTTGTAGCTGGACCAATAAGTGCTTGTATCATTACCACAACCTCATTTGTTTATTTACCTTAACTAATTTGCAATAACAATCATATTTTTGTGTCTGTTCCCCAATCTTAACAGTTTGATTAGCTAATCTATCTTTAAAATATGTACAATTATTTACATTAGACATATGCAATTGCCCTGCTGGGTTACCAGCTAAATAACATAATAACACAAAAGCTGGTTTCATGTTACCACCTTTACTGTCCCACTGTCGTTGTATAAAGCGCCTGTTTCTAGTCCGGTAGCAGATGTAGGCAAATCTGTTAAAGTAAGCCTAGTGCCTCTCATTTCCCCGGGGTTTCTCTCTTGTGTTATAAAAACCTGTAATGTTCTAATTAAATCCTCCATATATCGTCTATCAATATTTTCTGGAGGCTCTGGTAATCTTGGTGCTGGTGTATTAACTTGTGCCATTATCTTCTTCCGTCTTCTCTTATATCAACTCTTGGTGTTCCTAACTTAAACTTACAACCTAAAGCATTAGATTCTAATTTTATTGCAAAAGAACGACCTCTAATTCTGTAATCTAATTTATTTGTAAACTGTTCTATTGGTGATGATGCAGTTCTAGTTGCTGTTCCTGTGCCTGACTGGTCATATGAAGCACCGGGAAAGTCTCTTGCTTTTATTGTAAATACTGCGTTTGGTGAGCTTAATGCTGTAGATCCATCAAATGTTAGATCTGGTATTACTCTTTTAATAAAGGTAAATTTATCCCCATCACCTATATCCATAGGAGCTGACTCTATAAATGCTGTCATTGCACTGCCATCATCATCAAATCCTAATTCATGATTATATATGAATTGATTTCCTGTAGCCAGAGGAAATGATCTAACACCTCTGTCAAGCCAAGCTGTCCTTCCTAAATTTCCATAGTACCATATTTTGTCATTATAATTATATATAACATATTTATCATTATCTGAGGAACTAGCAGATGGATAAAACCAAATGACCTCTCCAAACTCAGAATTAATTCCAGCAATGACTTTATCTCTTTGGGCTAAATTAAAATCTAAAAACACCTTATCTTTTACTGTGCATGGCAGCTGTGCAGTTTGTCCTGCATGAACATAAAAATTATCAATGCCCATCCAATACACAACATCCTCTGTTGCTATTGCTGATGCAGATGACATTATTGTAATATTAGATGCAAGTTGGGACAGACCAAATATAAACGGCTCTCCTATAAATTGCATAGAATGCAAAGACTTATCTGTATAAATTAATATCTCTCTTTTTGTTTCAACAGCCTGCACAAATGTTGAGCCTGCTCCTAATCTTAAATCTCCGGCTGTATTTGTATCTGTAGGAAACCAATCTACAGGATTCTCTTGACTGCTAAATCTAATAAGCAATGGGTCTTGAACGCCATCTCCACTAGCTGAACTTGGGTTTGCTGTATTAATTCCATCACATCCAAATGCTATAACATGTCTATCAATGTCAGATACCAATATTTGCTTTGCAACTGTAGGAACGCTTTTCTGTGAACTTAATGCTGTACTTAATTCAACAGCTCTTGCTCCTGTGCCTCCAGTTTTATCCCAATAAAAAAGTTGCCCATCTTTTACGTTTATTATTAAATCTTCGCCAAAGTTATCATGTGACCAAAGTCTAATTTGTGTTGTGACTGTGATAGCAGCTTCTTGACCCCATCCTACAAAATCATTATCTGTACTGGCATTACCTGTAATTAACTTAACAACAGTTCCGTTAGTATGTGTGGCTGCATCTGTGCCTTTTTGCGCTCTTGTAACTGTTAAATCATTTGAGCTTACATTTGTTACAGCAAGTATTTCACTTCCAATTAATATCTCATCAGTGGCTACTATCTGATGTCCGCTTGGACTTGAGTTCGCAACGGTTAAAGTTGTATCTGAGCTATCAAGAGAACCACCACTATCGTTAACAGTTGTTTGCACAGCTCCTGTAGTTGTTCCATTCCAAGCTCCAGCTCCCCATCCTTTACCACCAACAACTGCATCTAATCCTACGTTAATCTGGTACACACCATCAACTCCTGAGCCACCATTACTGCTATCTGCTCCCGTAGCTAACACCCCAATAACTATTGTATATGTATTCGCATCAGTAACATTTACAATTTGATGTTCTGTATTAAGTAATGCTGCTGTTATATTGCCTCCTAAACTAAGTGCGCCAGATATTGTAACAAAATCATTTTCAACTGCACCATGACTTGTATCTGTGACAGTGACTGTTGTTGTTCCTGCACTTGTATCATTGGCTGATGTAGATGCAGAGAATGTTATGCTATTAGTTGAGTTTTTTCTTACAGGAGTTATATCAGATAAAGTTGTGCCTTCTTCTATATAATATTTAAGATGTGTTCCTATTCCTAAGTAATTAGAACTATCTAAGGCTATCCAGTTATGTAATCTTCTAGCACTACCTAAGTATTGGTTAGGACTGTATTTTTCCCAACCACCTATCTTTTCTGGATAACCAAAACGAAATCTTATTTTGTCTCCATCATAATACCCACCTTCATTAGAGTAAGATGTTATTTCTCTATTTATTCCTGCATTAAATTTTAATGATTGTAATGGCATTATGCTGTGCCTCCAACTGTTGTGCCAGAACCACCTAAACTTCCTCCAGCTACATTGCTCATGCCTGATACAGCTAGTCCAGCAGCACCTCCATTTGCACCAGATGCTCCATTAGTTGGAGCTGTAGCTGGATAGGTTACACTTGTGCCTGATCCGTTATCACCTGTGCCACCAGCATTTCCAGCCTGACCAAAAGCGCCTCCTGTACCACCAGTGCCTCCTGATCCTGCATTATTTGATCCTGAGCTACCACTTGCACCTGCTCCTGCTGATTGATTATAGCCTTCGCCTACGCCACCTGCTCCGCCTGCTGCGCCGTTTTGTGTTACCAATGGTGATCCAGAAACAGACATACTTAAACTATTATAATAATAATTTTGATTATTTGAAGTTGTGCCATAAGCAGTAAAATAATATGTTGTGCCTGATGCTATGCCAACAGTTCC